AGTTATTCATGCTCTTGGCTATCGTTGTAGCCATTGGCATCTATATTGGATATGGGGATGACAAATGACACCAATCGTCATAGCAACCAAGGGCAGTAAATCTATAAACGTACTACTCTCAAGCATTGAGCAGTATGTTCCACGGGAAACTCAAGTCTACGTTTATGGGGATTGGAACACGATCCAGTGTTGGGACTTTGTGAAGTGGCTAGGGGAAAACGATAAGTCTAACTTTGGAGATTCGTTTAACCATGCCATAACCCAAGCGTTTCTAGATGGGCATGAGACAGTCATTATTGCTAACGATGACGTTGTGCTTGATCCCAATACCTACTGGCTACTCTGCCATGACAGGGTGTTACTCAAGCAACAGGGGCACAAGGTGGGCTTTCTATCGGCACGCAGTAACATGGCATCAATGCCTCAGAACATCCGTGCCAAGCAAGAAAACGATACATGGGCAGGGATGAAATGGGCAAGCGAAGAGACAATCCAGCAGGTAGAGTGGACTGCACCATTGTTTGCCAGCGTGGATCGAGAAGGGTTTCCGGGCTTTCCTCCTACTAACTTTTATAGTGATAACGTGGCCTGCTATGACATGGCTCAGGAGGGCTTCAAACACTTCAATAGCCGCGCCTACGTGCATCACGTAGGATCAAGCACAATCGGGCGTGGCTTTGGTGCTGACAGTAAAAACACTATGGAAGCCGAGGATTGGCTTAAACTTAATAGACCGATATTGCATAAACGATATTTCTGTAGTAACGTATAACTTCGCTAACTTAATTTGGGGGCTGATATGGCATTAAGCGAAAAAGACCTCGCCATTCGTGACAAGGCAATATGGAGTAGTGACGCAGGCATGATCGCTGAAGGTAAGGGCGGTGAAGTCTACCTGCAAAAGGTTGGGCAGAAGGATGCACCTGATCTCTCAGACGTAGAACCCGTACAGATGGGTTTGCTCATGCAAGAACCTATTATGCGGATTGCTGCTGGCAGGTGGGGTTGGGAGTTTAAAGACGCAGACTACACGCTGCATCATCCAAAGCACAACTGGATGGCATCACACTTTGACTACATCTCTTCCGATGGCAAGACCTTGTATGAGGTCAAGAACCTTGGCGTACACCAGCGCAAGAAGTATGGCGATGATGGCACGGAGATGGTTTCTGAGAAGTACCGCGCCCAATGCCTGCACGAACAGATAGTCCATGAGGGAGTGCAGAACATCGTTCTGGTTGTTCTCTTCGGCGGTCAGGAGTTATGCCACTTTCCGCAAAACTTTACTCAGTTGGAGGCCGAGGCTCACATCCGGGCTATGGCTGAGTTCTGGGCGCAGGTGCAGACCCGCAACTGGAACCCAGTGACAATGGCTGATGCAACCAAAGACTTGTACAAGGTTGACGATGGCTCAAGCATGGTGGCTAACGCTGCGCTTGAGTTAGCCTGCCAGCAGTTAGGCCAGATCAATGCCAAGATGAAAGAGTACAAAGAGGCAGAAACAGGGCTGAAGGAAATGATTCAGACAGCCATGTTATCCAAGGCTACCTTGAAAGCCTTCGATGGCTCAATCCTAGCCACTTGGAAAACAAGTAAGTCTAGTAAGAAGTTTGATTCTGAGTTGCTCAAGAAGGCTCTGCCTGAGACTTACGAGAAGTTCGTAGTAGAACAACCCGGCTCACGCCGGTTCTTAATCAAATGAGGGGCTGATATGAATTTTATTACTTATGAAGAAAAGAGGACAGTTTACAACTGCGCTCTGCCAAACCGAAGGGGTTTGACACGAGATTGGCGAGATGAATTAAAAATTAATGACATATTAATAACAAAATCTGGTGACTTACGTGTAATCAGAGAGGCTCTTTATTACTCTGACAATACGTTGCTTTCAATTACGTTAGCAATTCGAAAATGCTCTTGGGTAAGACACGCAACAACCCGCTACGACAGATCATCTTTGAAAACATTAAAGTTTCGGAAGGCAGAGGTAAAGTTTAAGCCGAAGCCACATGACGATGATTTTCAAATGTTTGTCGCATCTGGTATGGATACGGCACCACGCTGGATGGGAACACAACGATACAATTGCGTGTCAGCACGTAATTTTGCATAAGGGGCTAATCATGAGTAACGTAATCAGTATGCCGAAGGGCGAAGTCGCTGTGATCGATCCAGCGATCATTGAATCAATCGTAACAAAAGGGGACTTGTCGGGGCTAAACCAAGTTCAGAAGGTGCAGTATTACAACTATCGCTGCAAGCAGATTGGCCTCGATCCAAGTGCCAAACCGTTTGACCTGCTGAACCTTTCCGGGAAACAGGTGTTATATGCCAATTCAGGAGCCACGCAACAACTCTGTAACCTCCATCGACTCTCAACTCAAATTACGAATAAAGAACGGGTGGATGATATTTACGTTGTCTCGGTCAGAGTTACCGGGGCTGATGGACGCTCTAGCGAAAATCAAGGCGCTGTTAGCATCGGAGGACTTAGAGGGGATGCCCTTGCTAACGCAGTGCTTAAATGCACTACCAAAGCAATACGCCGATCAGTGCTTGCTCATTGCGGACTTGGGATGCTCGATGAAACCGAAGTCGAGACAATCCCTAATGCCAGTAAGGAAAGTATCGTAATACCGCAGGCAGAGCCAATCCCTACGGTTATCTCTGAGCCACAAGGTGATTGGGCGCTACTGTTACCCGGATCGGATGAGCCGTACTCTTACCATCAGAACGAGGATGACTACTTAGCCGCCTTTGAGAAGATGGGCATCAAGATTCTGGACTCCAAGAAACTAGCGGCAGAAGAGAAGGTGCAGAAGATCAGTGACCTTATCTCTGCCAATGAAGCCACTCAAAGCCTTTTGAAGGGTGTACACGTGGAGATTGCAGACCGGATTACGGCGGGTTTACTCAAGGCAGCGAGTGACGCACTCCCAAAGTAATCCAGCCAATCTTGGAGCAGGTAGCAAAGAACACAAAGCGAACACAGAACGGAGAGATTTTGAATTATTTAACTAAGGGTAATAGCCTGACTGCAATGAACGCTTTGAGTTTATTTGGCTGTGCAAGGTTGGCAGCAAGGATCGATGACCTGCGTAAGGCAGGGCATAACATAATCACGGAAGATGTAAAACAGAACGGGAAGACGTTTGCCCGTTATCATTTGGCGAAAGGAAAGTAAGATGGCGTATCAACCACAAGAACGACAAGCAGGCACCGGGGTATTGTTCACCAACCACAAGAAAGGTGAGACAGGAAGCGGCCCCGATTGGAAGGGAGAATTGAAACTAGAACGTGACTATGCTGCTGGTGAGGTAGTTAAGATAGCAGCGTGGACTAAGCAATCTGCCAAGGGGCCATTGATTAGCCTTAAGGAAGATAACTGGAAGCCCGATCCCGGCTACAAGCAGAACGTGCAGCCAGTTCCGAGCAAGTCGATGGATGACTTGGATGATGACGTACCTTTTTGAGGGGAATCAAAAATGAAGAAAATTTTTATGGCGGTGATCGGTTTGACATTTGCAGGAGCAGTTTATGCTAGTTGCACAACCCACACGATTATGAGTGGTGGCAAGATGATGACCTGCACAACCTGTTGCTACAACGGTAACTGCAACACGACCTGCTTCTAATGGGCAAGTTACAGCGTCAACGCGGAGCGCAGTACGAGAGGGATATAGTCAATGATCTGTATATGATCCTTGGTTACAAGACCAGACGTAATCTTGTACAGTATCAGGAAGCAGGTGAGGGTGACATTATCCTTGAGCAGTTCGTAATCGAGTGCAAGCGCCGCCGCAAGATTGCTGTGTATGAGTTTATGAAGCAGGCAGAAGCGTCATGTAAAGATGGGCAGACTCCCATCGTAGTGATGAGGGCAGACGGAGAGAAGTCGCTTGCATTGGTACGGTGGGAGGATATGTTGAAATTTCTTGGGAACGAATTACCCCCCGCACAGACCGAGGTGCAGCCTTCCGTAAAGGATGGCGATTAGGACATTGACGGGGGACAGTGTTTCGGTCATCCCCCACTAATACGGAGAGAGCATGGAAGAGCAAAAAAATAAAGTTTTTTTGGCAACGCCGATGTATGGCGGGAACTGCACAGGAGTCTTCGTGCAGTCCTTACTAGATATGTCTGGCATATTCAGCAGCAAGGGCATACGCTTGTCATGCGCTTTCATGTTTAACGAAAGCCTGATTACACGGGCGCGGAACAACTTGGTTAATCAGTTCTTGGAGACTGACAACACGCACCTACTATTCATTGACGCAGACCAGCAGTGGAGAGGCTCAGACATCTACCATATGCTTATGGCTGACAAAGAGATCATTGTCGGTATCTGCCCAAAGAAAGAGATCAACTGGGCAACAGTCAAAGAGGCTGCACTACGCGGTGAGGCTGACCTATCCAAGTTCACGGGTTCATTTGTCGTAAACCTTCTGAGTGGCTCATCGAGCATCTCTGTGCCTCAGAACCAGCCGTTTGAGGTGGCTGCTGG